GCAACTAATAGTGAATTAGATGCAAAACAGATAGTAACAAATAAGGAAGGTAATAAGGAGAAAAGTAATAACGAAAGGAGTGATTATTGTGAGGGTGAGTTTATACCAAACTTCCATGATTAAGAAGGTATTATTAACAATTAGAGAAGGTAATATGTAAGGGGTGAGTAATAACCAAATCAGCAGAGTTTTCCACAGAAAGTATCATAAACTGTGGAAAACTTTGTTGTATTAGTGTTAAATAGCGTTTTAAATGGTCTTATAAATATACATCTTCGTTGTAAAGGTTTTCCACAATGTTGTTAATAACTGGATGTAATATGTGGAATAAGTGTGTATAAAGGGGGTTATATTGTGGATTAATTGTTGATAAACAGTGGTGATAATAGTGTGATTAAATGTGATGATTTCTAGTGATTTTAGCGAGCGTAGTATAACACGAACTTGCGTAATATGTCAAGGGTTTTTTTACATTTTTCTGACAGGTTTTCCACACAAAGTTATAACAATTCTGACACACAGTAGTTGACAACAATCCCGTGTAATATTATAATAGAGTATCAACAATCATCCCCTAATCTCATGACAGTTACTAACAACAACTGGACGAAGAGTAAGTATAGAATAACACTGGAAATTGATGCGTTCGATGACTTTAACCCCAGACAGATTGCGTGGGATAAAGTGTTACAAATGGGAGACAATGAGCAGGTACAAAGTTACATCGAAGACCTATCGAATCCCGTGAGTTGGTAATACTATAGGGGGACTAATAAAGTGTCCTATTAATGTAAGCGAGGACGTGCAAATTGCGTGTTCTTCGTTGTTACTTTATGTTGTTTAATTTCACACACAAAATGTCAAACAGTACAGAACAGTTTGTATCACCTAACTTCGCAGAGTTTCTGTTAGATAGTGTTAACAATGGTGATGAAATCCTTGCGGTTTTAGATGATCTTTATGAGGTGCAATCTACCCCGTTATAATGTTAATAACTGTTAGGGGCAGTTGTTGACACTTTGCCCCTACACATGTTATAATTAATATTATACTTAAGGCACGAACAGTTAGTAACAACAATACACTGTAATATGGCAGTGGTTTATAATAGCGTGGCGACAGTGTTTGCGGGCGTTCGTTGTTATTTTATGGCGGGCGTTGCGTATATTAAAAAAAGGAACCTTTGTGACCTCCAGAGGTGGCAAATCGAGCGATAGATATCGTTTTATGAAAAAAATTCCCCAGGAAAAAATCTACCCCACAAGGTTCGATGGTTATTACGTCGGCAAGGATGGTAGTGTGTGGACGCATTGGACCCACGGAGGATATACAGGACCTATTCGAAGGATGACACAAAACCCCAGAGGTGGAGTGGATCCAGAGGATAGGTATTTGGCTGTCAATATATCACTACGGGACGCACAGGGAAAATCACTCAAGCAGATCAAGTATTATTCTCACAGGTTAGTTGCAGAGACACTTGTAGAGAATGTAGAGGGACTCCCAGAAATCAATCATAAGGATGAGAACAAGAAGAATAATAACGTGAGTAATTTAGAGTGGTCTGACAGAAAAACAAATATGGATCATTCAAGAAATGAGAATGGTATATTAACAGGATCTCACAAATCACATGATATAGTATTTGAAGAGTACGAACCAGTGATTGATCACATTCCAGAGAACTGGGTGGCATACTATAAACCAGAGAAGGTGATAGCAAAGCGACCTCCGAAGTTTAAGGTAGTTGATCTGTATACTGATGAAGAACATGATGTCAGATCTATGACAACATGGGTGAATGACAATTGGGAATATATCTCAAAGAGATGTAGAACAAAGAGTTCAAAGAACTTCTACACAGGTTTGATGGTGGCAAAATCAAAGAACAAACCGTTGAATGGTTTTCTAGTAACGAATATATAAAAATAAACATGGCAAGTACTTATCACATATACTTAAAAGATAGATGTCTTTTTAAGAATCTTGATGAGGGGGAGTTTGAAGTTATATGGGGAAGGTTATACAGATCTTATTGGGACGATATTACATATTCAGAGGTTACGGATATCCCTACAGAGAAATACATCGAAGATTCATATTGACAGATACATAGAATTACTTTATAATAAGAGGGTAATTACAAAACGCTATGGCAAAAGGATTTACTGTTAAAGCAAACCCTCCTTCGAAGAAAGCAAAGAAAGAAGAATGGGACATTGCTGCGATTAAAGAGAGAATGAAAGGCAAGTCAATTGTCTTCTGTTTACCAGGTAGAGGTTGTTCATATATTTTCTTAAAGAACTTTGTACAGTTGTGCTTTGATATTGTACAGAATGGAATGAGTATTCAGATCTCTCAAGATTACTCATCTATGGTTAACTTTGCAAGATGTAAGTGTCTTGGTGCAAATGTACTACGAGGACCAAACCAGAATCCTTGGGATGGTAAACTAGAGTATGACTATCAACTATGGATTGACTCGGATATTGTCTTCGATACTAACAAGTTCTGGCAATTATGCGATCTTGCAAATCCAGCAGAGGGTGAGGAGAAAGAAATCACCGCAGGTTGGTATGCTACTGAAGACGGCACGACTACATCTGTCGCACACTGGTTAGAGGAAGATGATTTCCGTAAGAACGGTGGAGTCATGAACCACGAGACCGTTGAGTCAATCAGTAAGCGTCGTAAGCCATTCACCGTGGACTACACAGGTTTCGGATGGGTGCTCATTAAGAAGGGTGTCTTTGAAGAACTCCCATATCCTTGGTTTGCTCCGAAGATGCAAGAGTTTGAATCGGGTGCTGTGCAAGATATGTGTGGAGAAGACGTTAGTTTCTGTTTAGATGCGATTGAGAAGGGATATGAAATCTGGTGCGATCCTCGGATTAGAGTGGGTCACGAAAAAACTCGTGTTCTTTGAGTTATGGAGAAGCAACTCCATGAATGGGTAGACAAACATCTACCCTCAAAGACAAATGAGGACTTATGGGACCTCCAAGCAGCGATTCTCACCGAATTGTCTCGTAGGGATGATGTTCAATATCGGGTTCGTGCCTCGAAAGAGTCATTAGATGAGAAATTTAGAGAAATTGGGGTGATTTGACCCCGACCCATCTCGTAAAAAACAAAAAAACCAATATTAAGTGTCTAAATAGCATTAAAACGTGCCTTTAGACACTTTTTTTATCAAAAAAACCAAATGGAGGTCGAAATGTCGCCAAAAATGTTAAGAGAAATTGCCGAAGATGACCTAACACCCAAGAAAAGCGATAAAATGGAGAATTCCAACGACTTTTACCAACGCTTAAAGGATCCAGATGACGGTTTTGACTATGATATTGAAAGTTATGAGGTAATTTCAGAATATCGTTAGATTACGATGATAAATAAGTTATAATTGCTGTATTTTAGTGCCATTAGAAAGGGTTAGTCAAGGTTTTAAGGACATAAGTATGACGTTTCAGGCAAATCCCCTGAATCAGGACCTTATTGTGCTTAAAAACGAGAATGCTATTGCCCGATCAGTTAGGAATATCGTATTTACAGTTCCTGGTGAGAAGTTTTTCCAAGAAAACTTCGGATCTAGGATATCAGAGTCTCTTTTTGAAAATATAGATGAGGTATCTGCTCTTGAGATTAAGGATGAAATAACTGAATCTATTAATAGATTTGAACCAAGAGTAAAATTGATTAGCGTTGATGCAATTCCCGATTATGCGGGTAATGCATTTAACGTTCTTATTGTTTATGAGATAATTGGAATAGACACTCCAGCACAACAATTAGAATTCGTTTTACAATCAACCAGGTAAAATGCCGTTAGTTAACTTTTCTAACCTGGACTTTGATCAGGTTAAGACAACTCTTAAGGATTATTTAAAATCCAACTCGAATTTCACGGACTATGACTTCGAGGGATCGAACTTATCAACAATTATTGATGTTTTAGCATATAATACTTACATCACTTCATATAATGCCAACATGGTGGCGAATGAAGTGTTCATTGATAGTGCAACATTAAGAGAAAATGTAGTTGCATTAGCAAGAAACATAGGATATACACCAAAATCAAGAAAAGCAGCAAGAGCAACTGTTAGTTTTTTCGTAGATACGACTGATGTTACACCAAAACCTGTTACATTGACTCTTAAGAAGGGTCCTATAGCATCATCGAAGGGTAATTTTGGTGGTCAATCGTTTGTTTTTTCAATTTTAGAAGATATTACAGTACCTGTTGTTGATGATATTGCATCATTTAA